CAATCGTGGGGTGGTGGTGATGGGCGCGCGTGGGTTCCCGCCTAAGCCGACCAGGCTCCGGGTCTTGCATGGCGATCACCCGGAGCGGGTCAACCGGGACGAGCCGCAGCCGCCCGATCTGCCGGTGGTGATGCCGCCGTGGCTGAGCCAGGAGGCGCAGCGCAAGTGGCGTGAGGTCGCGCCTGCGCTCGACTTCATGGGCGTGCTGACGGTGGTCGATGTGGACATGCTCGCGGCCTACTGTGAGTGCTTCGCCCGGTGGCGGCGTCTGGTGACGATGGCGGCGAAGTCGCCGCCTGTGTTCCAGCGCAAGGGACGCCAGGGGGATGACGGCGCCGAGGCGGAAACGGTGCTGGTCAAGAACCCGTTGTGGGGTCAGGTTCGTGACGCTGAGGCGGCGTTGCGGGTGATGGCGCGCGAGTTCGGGCTGACGCCGAGCGCACGGTCGGCGCTGCACAACGCCGACTCGGCCGGGTATCACGGCGAGCGGCTGCTCACTGGCGGCGGCTGATGGGCTATCGCACCGAGGCGGTCATCGGGCTGGTGATGCTGGCCGCTGGTGGTGTGCTCGCCTGGACGGCGGTGATCATGGTCGTGTTCGCGCCGTGGCCGCGCCGGTCGCGGCGGGTGCGGCTGTGGCTGCCGGATCGGTTCGACTGGACCGAGCCAGACACGAGGCCGCTGATCGGCGCGGGCGTTGAGCGCCGCTGATCTGCCGCCGTGCGGATTCGCGTTCGACGGGCGGCGGTGCCGCAAACGCGGCGATCACTGGTGCGCGATGCGCGCGAAGCACGTCCGGGCGTTCTTCACCGAATTGCTGACGCACACGAAGGGCGACTACAACCGCAAGGCGTTCATCCCGGCTGGCTTCCAGTGGAACCGCATCCTGTCGCCGCTGTTCGGCACGGTGATCTGGGACGACTGGCGCGGCCGGTACGTGCGGCGCTACCGGATTCTGTACCTGTCGATCGGGCGGAAAAACGGCAAGACCGAACTGGTGGCCGGGTGCATCCTGTACCTGTTGTGCGCCGATGGCGAGGCAGGCGCCGAGCTGTACGGGATGGCGCTCGACAGCGGCCAGGCCGGTCTCGTGTTCCACGTCGCGCAACGCATGGTGCTCAACTCGCCGGTGCTGCGGTCGCGGCTGAACGTGATCCGGGGCATCAGCCGGATCGTGGACGAGCAGACCGGCAGCTTCTACCAGGTGATGCCGGGCGACGCGGAGGGCAACCTCGGGGAGAACCCGTCCGGCGCCTACATTGACGAGCTACTCACCCAGCGCGATAGGGAATTGTTCGACGCGGTGCGGACCGGCATGGGCGCGCGAGCACAGCCGCTGTTGTTGCTGGTCACGACCGCAGAGAACGACCCAAGCGGGTTCGCGGCCAGTGAACGGGAATGGTCCGAGCGCGTCGCGGAGGACCCGTCGCTGGAGCCGGACCGGCTCGTGGTGATGTACCGGGCGGCCGACGACGCCGACTGGACGAAGCCCGCGACGTGGAAGCAGGCGAACCCGGCGCTGGGTGACTTCCTGGAGTTCCGCACGCTCAACGGCGAGTGCCGGACGGCGCAGAAAAACCCGGCCGCGGAGCGCAGTTTCCGGCAGTACCGGCTCAACCAGCCGGTGTCGAAGCTGGGCCGCGCGATCGACCTGGCCGTGTGGGACGCCTCAGCCGGGCCGGTGCTGGCCGGGGACGAGCTGGCCGGGCGCGAGTGTTACGCGGGCCTGGACATGGCGACGACGCAGGACCTGGCGGCGCTGGCGCTCGTATTCCCGCCCGCCGATGGCGGCGACGGGTGGCGGGTGCGGTGGCGTCACTTCGCCCCGGCCGCGCGGCTGGATGACCTGAACCGGCGCACGGGCGGCCAGGCGGCGGTGTGGGCGGCGCGCGGCGAGCTGACGCTGACCGATTCGGTGGTCACCGACTACGAGACGATCCGCGCCGCGATGGAGGCCGACCGCGACGCCTACCGGATTCGTGAAGTGGCGTTCGACCCGTGGAACGCGGTCCAGTTGGCGACCGAGCTTGCCGACGACGGGTGGGTCATGCTGCCGATGGGCCAGTCGGCGCGGTCGATGTCCGCGAGCACCGCCGAAATGCTGCGGCTGATCGCGGCCGGGCTGTTCTGGCACGGCGCCAGCAAGATCATGCGCTGGCAGGCCGGGAACGCGGTGACGCGGATCGACGGCAACGGGAACGTGAAGCTGGACAAGCAGAAGTCCGCCGAGAAGATCGACGGGCTGGTCGCGGCGGCGATGGGCCTGGACCGGGCGATGCGGCGGCTCGCGGAAGCCGCTGACTACATCGCGGCCGGGTGGTGAGCCTACGATGCTCGGCATGGAGTGTTGCGCTCGGGTGACAGGTGCCGAGTGCCACTGCGGGCGGTGTCACCAGACGTTCTCCGGGCTCGGGCTGTTTGAGCGGCATCAAGACGTGGACTACACCCGGCCGCCCGGCAAGGTGATCCTCTGCCGCGACCCGCTGCTGGACCTACGGCTGGTGCAAGGGAGCCGGGGTGTGTGGTGTACGCCTGCGGGGCTGCGGCGCCGCGAGAGCAACGCCCGGAGACTCGCTAGGGCCAATTCTGCCGGGAGGCACCCGTGACCGACCTTGATGTGCTCCGCGAGGCGTGTGCGGTGCAGCTCGACTGGCAGATTCCCCGCGCCGAGGTCTACCTGGCGTACTACGAGGGCGGCGCCGGGATCATCGCGCTGCTCGACACGGCCGAAAGGCAGACGTTCCGCAAGTTCCTGGACGAGTCCGCCGAGAACTGGTGCTGCCTGGTGGTGAACGCGGTCGCGGAGCGGCTGGCGGTGACCGGCTGGCGGTTCGGTGACTCCAGCGACACCGCGCAGTCGATCTGGCAGGCCAGCCACATGAACGCCGACCACAAGCTGGTCCAGCGTGACGCCCTGGTCACGGGCGGCGGGTACGTCCTGGTCCAGCCCGACGACGCCAACCCGACCGGCGTCACGATCACCGCCGAGAGCCCGTTGGAATGCACGGTGCTCTACCAGCCGGGATCGCGGCGGGCGCGGCTGGCGGGCTACAAGCGGTTCGTGGAGCCGGTCAGCGAGAAGATCACCGAGGTCCTGATGACCCCGGACACGATCGCAACGTGGTACCCGAACGCGGCCGGGCCGGTGCTGGCCGACAACCCGGCCGGTGAGGTCGGGCTGTTTGAGGTCGTGCCGCAGCCGCGGACCACGTTCGCGGGCGGCGCCAGCGAGCTTGACCCGTGCATCCCGATCCAGGACAGGGTGCATACGACCCTGTTCAACAGGTGCGTGGCCAGCGACTTCGGGGCGTTCCGCCAGATATGGGCCAGCGGGATCAAACTGGCCAGGTCGATCATCACCAGCGACGACGGCAGCACTACTGAGGTCGCGGTCAAGCCGTTCGACATCGGCGCGAACCGGCTGCTGGTGAACGAGGACCCGGCCGGGCGGTTCGGCGCGTTTCCCGGCGACGGGCTGACCGGGTTCCTCGCGGCGGTGCAGCAGGACATCGAGGCGATGGCGTCGATCACCCGGACCCCCGCCTACTACTTCCCGACGACCAGGCTGGTCAACCTGTCCGCCGACGCGATCAAGGCGGCCGAGGCCGGTTTGGTGGCCAAGGTGTCCGACCGGGCCGACTTCATCGGTGAGGCGTGGACCGACGTGATGCGGCTGGCGCTGGCGCTGGTCGGTGACCCCGGCGCGACGATGGTTGACGCCGAGGTCATCTGGAAGGACTTTGAGACCAGATCGCAGGCTCAGTTGGCCGACGCGCTGACCAAGCTGGCGACTATCGGCATTCCCGAGGAAGCGCTGTGGGCGCTGTTCGGCGCGTCGCCGCAGCAGATCGAGGACTGGAAGGCGATGAAGGCCGCCGAGCCGCCAGTCCCGGCCGCGCTGCCTAAGCCGGTCGGCGCACCGGGCGGCGCGGCCAGCGTCCCGGCGCCTGACGGCTCGCCAGCACCGGAAGGGGCAGCAGCATGACCAGTCCAGAGCCAACGGCACCGCCGCTCCCCGCGCCGTCCAGCGGCAACGGACCGGCGCCGCTGCCCGCGCCGGGATCACCGCCAGCCCCGGCTCCACCGGCCGCCCCGGCTCCACCACCGGCCGCCCCGGCTCCAGCCGGTGACGGCCAGGGCGACGCCGCCGAGCTTCGCGCCGCGCTGGCCGCCGCCCGCCGCGACCGTGAGGCCGTCCAGAAGGAGCTTGACAAGCTGCGGGCGCAGGGCATGACCGACCAGGAGCGCGCGGTCGCGGACGCCAAGGAATCGGGCCGCAAGGAAGCGTCGGTGGCGGCCGGGATCAGAGTCGCGGCGGCTGAGTTCCGCGCGCTGGCCGCTGGCAAGCTGGCCGACCCCGGCAAGATGCTGGAGGACGGCGACCTGAACCTTGCCCGGTTTGTCACCGACGACGGCGAGGTAGACAAGCGCGGCCTGGCGCGGCTGGTGGACAGGCTGGCGGCTGCCGCCGCGCCAGCGCCCAACCCCGGAACCGTCCCGGCCGGTCCGCGTGGCGCACCGCCCGAGCAGGACTTCCTCCGGGCCGCTCTCGGCGGCCACCCGCGCATCGGCGGCGGCTGACGCCGCGCCGGGCTGACAGTCCAACCGCCTACCCCGGTTGATCCATTCTCGGCCGCTGTGGGGAGCAACGGCCTGAGCGCCGGAACTGGCGCACGATCCCTCCACCCCACCTGTCCCGGCGCGGCGCCAGGAGTATCACGCTAGCTGACCGGCTATCGCCTGACTGGCTGGACGTAATCCGGGGCGTCGAACGGCGGCAGGTTGCCGAGCAGAAACTCCTTGAGCTTCTGCGCCTGCTCGGGCGGCAGCTCATCGACCGGCGGGGGAAGCACGATCGGGTGCGCCGGGTAGACCGGAATGTAGATCGGGTGCTCGGGAGACAGTCCCGAGTCCGGGGGCGGGTCCACCGGCAGATAGATCGGGTGCTCCGGCTGCTCGCCACCGGGGGCGATCGGGTGCGCCGGGTGCTCGCCGCCAGGGGCGATCGGGTGCGCCGGGTAGACCGGGACGTAGATCGGGTGCTCGGGAGCCAGCCCCGAATCGGGCGGCGGGTCCACCGGAATGTAGATCGGGTGCTCCGGGTGGGCGTCGGCGTCAGCGGGCGTGTAACCCCAGCCCTGGACGACGAACATCTGTTGCTTGAGAGGCATGGCTGTCCTTCCGTTGGCATTGGTCTAGACCAGTGACATACTCGCACTGATGCCCGCGCGGCGTGATGCGGCGGGCAGCCGGTCACCGAATCCGGGCGACTCACAAGGCGGGACGCCGAGGCCGGGCCGGGTGCGCGGCGGGATGCGGCACCGGGCCGGTAGCGCAGAAAGCGGTGTGTCCACACACCTGCTCGCGTTACCGGAGGCCATTCTCATGGCGCTTGGCGATTTCAGTGGAGTAATCCCGCCACAGATCAGCGACCAAATCATGCAGGACGCCTTGCGGAGTTCGGCCGCCCTGCAACTGTGCAACCGCGTCCCGATGGGAACCGGCGTCTTGCAGATGCCCGTCCCCAAGACCCTGCCGACCGCTTCGTGGGTGACCGCGAGCGGCACCGGCCGCAAGCCGTACACGAACATCGGGCTCCAGCCCGCCGTGCTGACCGCCGAGGAAGTGGCGGCAGTGATCGCGATTCCCGACAAGATGATCGAGGACTCCTCGATCAACCTGTGGGGGTTCGCCCGGCCGCTGCTCGCGCAGGCGATTGCGATGGCGCTCGACGGCGCCGTGATCTTCGGCCTCAACGCTCCCGCCAGCTTCCCGGCCGGGGGCGTCATGGGCGCCGCAACGGCGATCAACGCCGGGTCCGACGCCATCGACTCGATCAACAAGGCGATGGCAGCGGTCGAAGCGGTCGGGCTCGACCCGGACGGGTCCGCGGCCGACCTGACGGTGCGGTCACGGCTCCGCAGCATCCGGGCGACGACCGGCGAGCTGGTGCTCGGCACGACCAGCATCGACAACTACCAGGTGCCGAGCCTCTACGGCCTGCCCGTCGCCTACACGCCATTCCAGAACAAGCAGGGCGCGAACCCGGCTGACTTCGTGACCGGCGACTGGGACTGGGCGATCCTCGGCGTCCGGCAGGACATTCGCTACCTGCTCGACCCGAGCGCCGTCATCGCGGACGCATCTGGAGTCGTTCAAGTTAGCGGCTTCCAGGACAACGTGACCCCGCTGAAAATTTGGGCTCGGTTCGGGTTCGTGATCGTCAACCCGGTGACCGTGCTCCAGCCCGCAGGCGCGCACCCGTTCGCCAAGGTGGACACCGCCGCCGCGTCGGGCACCGCGCCGACCGCCACCAAGGCCGAGACAGGCACCAAGAAGGCCGCCTGACCGTGACCGCGCCGCCCGCGCTCGACTGGCACCTGTGGGCGCCTCCGCTCAACCCGCCGACCGCTGGCGGGCTGCCCGAGGACGCCGCGCAGGCCATCGCTGACGCCACCTGGGACACCGACCCGCATCTGTGCGCGGCGCTCCAATGGGAGAGCTACGCCGCGATGCTCCCGGCCGCCACGTCGGTGTCTCAGGTTGCGACGGGCGTCCAGAGCGTGACGTACTCGCCGCCGATGCCGGGCGGCGACGCGGGCGCGGCGATGGCCAAGGCCGCCTGGCACCGCTCGCTGATGTGCAACGGCGGCTCCCCGGAGCTCGTCCTGGCGCCGCCCGCAGTGGCGACCGTGCCGGGGAACCCGTGGCTGTTCGACTGGGCCGAGTGGAACTGGTGGCCGGTCGCATGAGCCTGAACCTCGGCGCCGATCAGGTGACGCTCTACAGCCCGCCAGCCGGGGCCGACGCGCACGGGTGGGCGCTCGCGCCGACCGCTGCGGTCTGGGCCGGGCTGGGCAGTCTCCAGCCCGTGCCAGGCCGCTCCGACGACGCGGCCGGGCCAGGCGGCGGCCACGGGCCGCACGACCCCGCACGCTCGCGCCTGGCGCTGCTCTACCTGCCGCCCGCCGCGAACCCGGCAGACGGCATGGTCGCGCACATCGGCGGCGAGCAGTACGCCCTGTCCCAGTGCCGCATCGTCACCGACCCGCGCGGGACCGGCGAGCTGGACTGCTGGACGGCAACCGCGACCGGCACGAGCACCTACCCGGCCGGGGGCGGCTGATGGCTGGCGCGACGTTCCGCGTGACGAACCCGGAGGCTCCGCGTCGCGCGGCCGATCCGGGCATCGGCGGCATCGCTGACCGGATCAAGGGCGACGTGGTGGCCGCTACCCCGGTGCTGACCGGGCGGCTCGCGGCCGGGTGGCAAATCATCAAGGACCACGAGGGCGAGCGGCGCGTCGTCAACGCCGTGCCCTATGCGAAGTACGTCGAGTACGGCACCCGGTACATGAGCCCGGAGCCGATGATCGGGCCGGTCATGGCGAGGTACCGGTGACCGCGCCGGTCGTCGCGCAGCCGGACCTGGAGGCGTGGGTCTGGGCCAACGTGAACGGCGTCGCCGGGGTCACGTCGTTCTGCTACGCGGTGGTCAACGAATGGCCGTTCTGGAATGTCGCCTACAGCATCCAGATCGACGCCCGCGCGGCGACGAAGCAGGCCGCCCGCGACGCGGCCGAGCAGGTCCGGCAGATCATCGTCGGCCTCCCCGATGTCACCTGGCCGGACGGCTGGGTCAGCTACGCGCAGCCGGTCGAAGGGCCGTTCTGGCTGCCCGATCCCGATGGAGGCCCGAGGTATTGCGCGCGGTACGAGGTCCGCGCGCACCCGCCCAACTAACCCGTCCGGGCGGTCCCGTGACCCCGATGGCCACGGACCGTGCCGCCCGGCCGATCGGAAGGAAGGCACCAGTGAGCACAGCGACAGCGGAGAAGCCCGCGAACGGCGAGGCTGGCGGCGAGGCTCCCGGCTTGCAGGTCGTGACCTACGCCCTGAACAGCAAAGAAGTCAACATCGGCACGCCGAACGGGCCAGGTGTCTACCTCGCCCCGGTCGGCACACCGCCGCCTGCGGACACGATCACCGCCTGGCCTGCGGCGTGGAACATCCTCGGCTACATGAGCGACGCCGGGCCGGTCGTGGCGCAGAACACCAACAAGCAGGACATCATCCCCTGGCAGTCGATGGCGCCGATCCGGTCGCCGGTCACCACCCGCGAAATCACGCTCCAGTTCGTCATGTGGCAGCTCAACAGCTTGACCCTCGCGCTGTACTTCCAGACCAACACGCCGACCCCGGCCGCCGACCAGTCATTCACGATGCCGGTGGTCACCAACCAGGCCGGGAAGCTGTGGGCGGTCGGCATCGACACGATCGACAACACCAGGGCCGTGCGAATCGCCGCCACCAGGGCGCTCGTGACCGCCAACGGGAACATGCCGATCACCCGTGGCGCGGCGGTGCCACTCGATGTGACGCTCACGATGCTGGACGACGCCGGGACGATTTGCACCGTCCTGGTCGGTCCTCCGGGGCCATGAACCGGGCCGCCAGCAACGGGCGGTTCGACCTGGACGCGGCGGCTGCGGCTGCCGTGGCCGAGGCCGAGCCCGCACCGTTCCTGTTCACCTACAAGGGCGCCGAGTACCAGGTGCCACCCGCGACGAGCTGGCCGCTGGAAGCTCAGTCGCTCATCGGCAAGGGCGAGCTGGAGGCCGCCCTGGTGATGCTGCTCGGCCAGGACGCCTACGCGGGCCTGGTCGCCGCTGGCATGACCATCGGGGAACTCAACGTGCTGTTCACCGCCGTAGGCGAGGCAGCCGGGATGGAGAGCCTCCCAAACTTGTCGCGGCCTGCTACAGCCGGTTCGACCCCGACGTAGAGGCCGCGATGCAAGCGGCGTACGGGCTCGACGTGCTCGACCCCGGCGTGTCCCCCCGGCGCGTCTGGGCGCTCAGTCAACGGCTGCCGCCGTGGGCGCGGCGGCCGGGCGAGGACTGGTCGGTGGAGTCCGAGCTGCTGGCGCTGGTCGTGGACAACCTGGCCGACCTGACCTGGCTGGTCTCCCAGCTCGGCGGGGCGAAGTCTGCCAGGCCGCGACCCTTGCCCCGGCCGCAGGGCCGGGCGGCGGCTGGCGTGGCCGCAGAAGCGCTCCCGGCGCCGGGCGGCGGCCTGCTAGCGCAGCTCGGCACGATGGCCGGGGTGGCGGTGCTCGATGGCTGACGAGTACGGCGCACTGACGATCGTCGTCAACGCCAACACCGGGCCGATGCAGGTCCAGATCAAAAACGCGGCGGTCAAGGCAGGCGAGGAAGCGGGCGCGGCAACCTCCACGCACATGTCCAGGGGGCTCGCCAAGCTCGGCGGCGTCGCGGCCGGGGTCGGCAAGTCGGTCGGGGTCGGGCTCGGGCTGGCCACGTCGGCGGCGGTCGCGTTCGGCGTCCACGCCTTCAAGGCGGCCTCGCAAGTCGCGGGGATGAACGCCAGCCTGGCCGCGCTGGCGAAGGCCAACCACGTCTCGTTCGCCGCGATGACGCAGAACATGGACGCGATGCGGCGCCAGGGCATCGCCTACCAGGACGCGCAGCAGACGGTCGGGGACCTGGTACGGAACCACATCAACCTGGGGCACGCGACCCAGCTTTCACGGATCGCGCAGAACGCGGCGGCGGTGACCGGCCGCAGCTACAGCCAGGTCGAGCAGGGCATCACCCGCGCCATCGCGTCGGGGAACGCCTCCGCGCTGCGGCGGGCCGGGATCGTCGTGGACACCACGGCGAAGATCAAGGCGTTCGCCGCCGCGCACAACATCAGCACGACCGCGCTCACCCTGGAGCAGAAGCAGCAGATCACCCTGACCGCCGTGCTCCAGGCCGGGGGCCGCGTCGCCGGGGCGTACGCCGCGCAGCTCAAGACGCCGCAGGGCGCCATGCACCTGATGAAGCTCACCGCCGAGGAACTGACCCTGAGCGTCGGCGGCCAGCTCGTCAAAGCCCTCACCCCGGCGTTCACCGGGTTCGCCAAGCTCGGCCTGTCGATACAGGAGGCCGTGGCGCCGGGCGGCAAGCTCGCCCCGATCATGTCCGCCATCGGGACGGTCGTCGGGAAGCTGGCCGCGCCGCTGGGGTCGGTGATCACGAAGCTGTCCGGCTGGATCAACAAGCTGGACCCCGCCAAGGTCAAGAGCTTCGCCGCCGAGATTGTCAAGATCGGGCCAGCGCTGCTCGGCGCCGGGTCCGCGGCGGCCATCTTCACCGGGGCCGGGCTGCTCAAGAACGTCCCGATGCTGGGCGGCATGTTCGGGAGCCTGCTCGGGCCGATCGAGAAGCTGGGGCCAGCGCTGCTCAACCTGTCCGGGCCGTGGAAGTTCGTCATCGGCGGGTTCGTGCTGCTAATGACGGTCTCCCCGCAGTTCCGGCGCGAGGTCATGCTGATCGTCACCACGCTGATCAAGGGGCTCGCGCCTGCCTTTGTCCAAATGGGCAAGTCGCTGCTGACCCTGGTGCCGGTGTTCGTGGGGCTGGCCAAGGCGGCAGGCCCGGTGCTGGCCGTGGCGCTCGGCGCGCTCATGCCGCTGATCACCGCCTTCGTGGACGTGATCCGGTTCCTGTCGCCCGCCCTCGGGCCGATCGTCACGGGCATCCTGGCGCTCGCCGGGGCGATGAAGGTCTGGGCGGCCATCCAGGCAATCCTGGACATCGAGCTAAGCCCGTTTGAGCTGGTGATCATCGGCATCGTCGCCGTGATCGCCGGGGTGGGCCTGGCGGTCTACGAGGTCGTCAAGCACTTCCAGTTCTTCAAGACGATCTTCCTCGACGTGTTCCGCTCGACCCTCGGGTGGCTCAAGGCGAACTGGCCGCTGGTGGTCGCGATCATCGCCGGGCCAATCGGCGTCGTGGTGCTGCTGGTGGTCAAGAACTGGACCCGCATCCGGGCGTTCACCGAGAGCACCTGGCGGGCGATCAGCAAGTTTGTCATGGGCATCGTCCGCGACCTGTCCCGGTTCCTGTCCGGCGCCTGGGACCAAATCCAGCGCGCGATGCAGGCGGCCTGGCGGTGGGTGCTCAACGCCACCACGACCGCCTGGCGCACCTGGGGCAACATCGTGCGTGGCGCGGTCGGCGTGGTCGTCGGCGTCGTCTCGGACGGGTTCAACACCGTGCGCAGCGTCATCGGCAGCGCCTTGTCGCGGGCGATGGCCACGATCCGCGGCTGGGCAAGCTCGCTACTCGGGGCGGGCCGGTCGGCGGTGACGAACCTGCTGGCCGGGATCACCGGAGCCCTGGCCGGGATAGGCGCCTGGGTCAAGGCCCATGTGGTCGATCCGATCGTGAACGCGGTCAAGCACTGGTTTGGCATCGCCAGCCCCTCGACGGTGATGCGCGGGCTGGGCGAGTCGGTGACCGAGGGCTTCGTCAGCGGCATCGTGAAGGGCAACCCGGTCGCGGTGGCCAAGCACGTCTTCGGCGGCATCCCCAACGCGCTCGCCGCGATCGTCGGGAAGGGCATCGTCGGTATCGGCGGGCTGCCGTCCAAGGCGCTCTCGGCGCTGGGCTCAGTGGGCGGGTGGGCGCGCGGGATGCTGACCAAGGTCGGCGGGCTGTTCGGGCACCTGTTCGGCGGCGGCAGCGCCGGGGTGAGCCAGTGGGGCGGCCTGATGATGGCCGTCCTCAAGCACTTCGGCATCCCGCAACTATTCGGCACCTTTATGGCTCAAATGGGCACCGAATCCGGGGGCAACCCGAGGGCGATTAACCTGTGGGATTCCAATGCCCGCGCCGGGATTCCGAGCCAAGGGCTGATGCAGGTCATTCCCCCGACCTTCGCGGCGTACGCCGGACCCTACCGGAGCAGGGGAATCCTCGATCCGCTGGCCAATATCTATGCGGCGGTCGCCTATGCGCTGAGCCGTTACGGCGGGTCGATTGGCGCCGTTCTGGGCCACGGCCACGGGTACGCCGCTGGCGGCATCCTCCGCGAGCCGGTGGCCGGGTTCGGCCTGCACACCGGCCAGCCCTACAGCTTCGGGGAGAACGCGCCACGGGTGCCGGAACGCTGGTCGCCGCTGACCGGCTCGGGCGCCGAGGTCGGCCGGGCGCAGGCCGTCGTGATCAACGTCTACCCGCAGAAAGGCCAGTCCGAGACGGAAATCGCGGCAGCGGTGTCGCGGCGGCTCGGCTGGGCGATGGCAACCGGAAGGGCCTAGTCATGGCAAACAACCCGTTCTTGTCCGACGCCGCAGCGAACGCGGCGGCTGCCGCCGTCACCGCACTGTGCAACGGCGGCACGATCCAGGTCCGGTCGGGCGCACAGCCCGCGAACGCGAACGCGGCGGCGAGCGGGACGCTCCTGGTGACGCTGACATTCGCGGCGACGGCCTACGGCGCCCCGGCCGCAGGCGTGGCCACCGCCAACGCCATCGGGGCCGCGAACGCGGTCGCCACCGGGACCGCCGCGTGGTTCCGGGCGTTCAAGTCGGACGGCACCACGGCGGTCTATGACGGGTCGGTGGGCACGTCGGCCGCGGACCTGAACCTGTCCTCGACCGCGATCACCAACGGCGGCAACGTCGCGGTTAGCTCCCTGACCTACACGCAGACCGAGTAACCCGCCCGCCCGGCTCGGGAGGGCCTGCCATGCCAGCTAGACGAGGACGCCGCGCCGCGACGCCGCGCACCCTGGCGCCCGTGCTGATCGTCCAGTGGACGCAGAGCGGCGTGAGCAACGCGACCCGTAGCGCGCCGGTCACCGCAGCCAGCCAGGCGGGCGACACGCTGCTCGTGTGCGTGGTCGCCAACTCGACCAACTTTGCGAGCCCAACCTGCACCGATACGCAGGGCAACGTCTACACGCTCGACGGCAGCCAGGTCGCGACCAACCCGACCGGGGCGGTGTTCCGCTCGCCCGGTGCGACGGGCGGGCCGGGCGGCACGCCGACCAAGGCGCTATCCACGTCAGACAGCCTGACCCTCGGGGTGGGCTACTCGGGCACGATGTCGGTCGGTGCGACGGCGATGGCGGTCACGGGCGCCGGGGCGCTCGACAAGCTCCAGTTCAACGGCACCGGGGCCAGCGTGTCCAGCCTGACGCTCACGCTCAACAACGCGGGCGCCAACGACTCCATGGTGGGGTGCTGCTGGTCGCAGGTGGCCGGGGGCGCCGGATCGTGGAGCGCGCCGTTCACCACCGACACCAGCGTGAGCCAGACCCAAATGCACACCTGGGGCCACGTACTCGACGCGGGCGCGGCCGGGACGTTCAACGAGACCATGACCGTTGCCACCGGGCCGACGAACATCCGCGGCGCCATGTGGTCGTTCCTGACTACCAGCGTCACCGGCACCGGGGCGATCCGGGCCAAGAAGATCGGGCTCGCCGGAACCGGCACCTACAGCCCGCCGATCACCGGCACGGGTGCCCTCGCCGCTAAGAAGATCAGCCTGGCCGGGTCGGGTACCTACACCGCGCCGATCACTGGCACGGGTGCCCTCGCGGCTAAGAAGATCGCGCTGGCAGGCACCGGCACGGTCGCTGGCGCTGGGATCACTGGCACGGGCTCAATCGCGGCTAAGAAGATCGCGCTGGCGGGCAGCGCTACGACCAATCCACCAGTGAGCCGGGCCAACACGCTAGAGGGCGGGACGCAGGGCACGACGATCAGCGCGGCGAACTCTGGCGGTGCCTCGGGGGATGCTTTCAGTCAGTGCCTGGCTGGCACGAACGCGACGTGTGCCTATGACGGCACGCACGCGCACAGTGGCACCCTCGCCGCCTCGCTGAGCACAGGTGCCACCTCTGCCAACACTTACGTGTCATGGGCGCTCGGGCCTTTTCAGCAGGTCTGGGGCCGGTTCTATTACTGGGTCACCGCCAGCCCGACAGCCAATACCCGGATCGCCTCGTGCTACGCCAGCGGCATCACGACTGTGCGCGCGTTCATCCGGCACAACAGCGGCGGCAAGCTGGCTGCCTGTGACTCAACCTCGGCCATCCTCTGGACCAGCACGAGCGCGCTGCCAGTCGGCCAGTGGGTCCGCGTCGAATTCGGCTGTCTCGGTGACCCCAGCGCGGGACAGCTCTGGGTGGCCTACTACGCCAGCCCAGAGAGCACTACCCCGACCGAGCAATTCACCAGCCCGGCGACGGCCAACCTGGGCGGCCCTGTCGGCTCGGTGGCCTTCGGTGTCAGCAACCAGGCCAACGTCCCGCAGACCTGGTGGGATGACATGGCCATCAGCACGGTCGGCCCGCTGGGGCCAACAGGTGCGCCGCCGCCGATCACCGGCACGGGGGCCGTTGCTGCCAAGAAGATCGCGCTGGCAGGCACCGGGACATTCAGCAGCGGGATCACCGGCACCGGGGCCATAGCTGCCAAGAAGATCGCGCTGGCAGGCACCGGCACGGCCAGCGCCACCCCCGGCCCGATCACCGGCACAGGCGCGGTGACTGCCAAGAAGATCAGCCTGGCTGGCACCGGCACGGTCACCGCGCCCGTGGTGGTCGCGCCCGCGATCGTGCCGGGGCCGACGCTGCTGCCGGTGATCTGGGACGGGCTCAGCCTGAACGACGGCGACCGGGGCGACGGGCTGACCACGGTCGTGACCAACATCGACGGCTGGTACGGCTCGCCCGCGCTGGCCGGGAACGACCTGGCGCGGGCGCTCACCGATGGCGCCATTTACGGGTTCAAGACGGTCGCGCCACGGGTGATCGCGATAACCGGGGCGGTGGTGGCCGCCGACGCGGGCTCGCGGGCCGTGCTCAACGCCTTCGCCCGGTCGCTGTCCGCCAAGGCGGTCGCCGCCGAGCCGGTGGACCTGCTCGTCGGAGAGGACGAGGGCTCCCCCGATGGCACCGTGACGTTGCTCGCGGCCAGCGTCCGGGCCGACAGCAGCCAGCTCGCCGTGGCCTGGACCGGGCGGCTGTTCTTCACCTGGACGGTTGAGCTGACCGCCGCCGACCCGCGACTGTATGAGGCCGCGTGGCAGTCGGCGGTCGTGATCCCGGCCGCGTCGGGCGGGCAGACGGGGCGGCTCTACCCGCTGACCATGCCGCGCCGGTACGCGAGCGCGACCGCCGCCAACTCGGTCCGGCTGACCAACGACGGGAACGCTCCGGTCCCGGTTTGGGCCACCTACACGGGTGACCTGTCGGAGTCGCGGCTCACGGACGGGGCGACGACGGTCCACCTGGCGCCGCTGGGTGCAGCGCAGCAGATCACCGTGAACACTGAGACGCTGACCGCGACCGCGCCGGGCGGGGTGTCGCGGGCCTCGTACCTGATGGCCGGGTCGGCGCCGCTGGTGATCGCGCCCTACGCCACCGTCACCTGGTCGCTGTACGGCACCGGGGGCGGGCACGTCGCGCTGTCCTGGCGCGGGGTGTGGGCATGACCGCGCCACCGTTTGAGGGCGGGACGGGCGACCCGGTTGCGCTGCCGCAGGGGTGGACGTTCTGGGCCGACGCCGCCGTGCCGCCCTACACCCGGATCGGGCAGATCGAAGTGACCGGGTTCACCGCGAACTGGGCGCTGACCGGGTTCGGCGCCGGGGAGGCGGTGATCCCGGTTGAGGGCAACGCGCTGGACCGGCTCGGGCTGCTCTCGTTCTACGGATACAGGTTGTGGGCGTTCTACGGCGGCGTCCCGGTCTGGGGCGGGCTGCCGGTCGGGCTCACCGACGACGGCGGCAAGGCCGTTCGGGTGGCGCTGGTGGAGCTGCCGGGCTACCTGAACGTCAAGCAGTACGCGACCACGCACACCTATTCGCAGGTCGAGCAGACCACGATCGCGGGCGACCTGGCCGCGCGGCTCGACAACATCGGCGTGCCACGGATCATCGTGCCTGGCTCGGGGCACCTGCGGGACCGGACCTACACCTACCTGCAAGACAACCGGGGCAACCTGCTCACCGCACTGTGCCAGGTGACCAGCGGCCCGGAGTTCCGCAGCGAATACACGCTCGACGGCAACGGCAACCCGGTCTGCTCGCTGCGGATCGCCTACCCGCGCGCCGGGTCCGCAGCGTCCGGCCTGGCGCTGGTCGTGCCAGCGGGAGCCGTGTCCTACCAGGCGGTGTGGACTTCGGACCTGATGCGGACGCGCACGTTCGCCGTGGGCGACCTGGTGCCCGGAGCCAGCGGCACCAAGCCGAGCGTCCTGGTCTCCACGCCGCAGGCGGCGCTCCCCGAGATAGACCATGTGGACGACTACCCCGGCGTCACGGTGCTCAGCCACATCACCGAGCGGGCCAACACCGCCGCGAGCGTCTACGCCGGGCCAGCGCTGGCGCTCACGGCGGACGTGCCGGTGAACGCGCCGCCGCTCGGCTCCTACTGGATGGGCGATGACGTGGCGGTCGCGCTGGCCGACCCGCTGCTCCCGGCCGCGCTGAGCGCGGTGGGCAGGCTGACCGCCGCGTCGGTGGATGCGGCGGCGGGCACGGTCTCGTGGACGGTGACGATCACCCAGCCGCCGCCGCGGATCAGCTACCACCTGGCCGCGCAGCTCCGCTACCTGCGGGACCAGCAGGAGCGGATGTTCCGGCAGAATCTAGGCACTCCACCAGGAGGGACGAACCCATGAGTATGCCGACCGGCCTGCTGGAGTGGGGGCAAGCGGGCCAGTTCAACGCGATAGACGACCGCTCGGTGATCGCCGCCCTGTTCGCCTCCGGGGTCGGCACGGGCGGCCTGGTGATCCCGCCGACGCTGACGGCCGGGTCGGGCCTGGCGGTGACGATCGGGCCGTGGCAGGCCGTCGTGGACTGCGGCGACGGGACCAGGGCCGTCATCGGCTCGCGGGCCTCAGCCACGTTCAACGAGACGGCGGGCGGGGCCAGCGCACGCGCCGACGTGCTCTGGGCCGATATCTCGCCGGACAACGCCACCTGGACGGTCTCCCTCATCACCGAGGCCGCGATGGCGGGCCGGACGGGCGTGTTCCTGGGGCTGATCCTGGTCCCGGCGTCCGCGAGCACGAGCGCGGCGATGGACCTGCGGCCGGGCAACGAGCGCACCCTCGGGCCGTGGGGCAAGGCGCAATTCCCGAACCTGACGGCGGGCTCAACGAGCTTCGGCACGATCGCGTCAATGGTCATCCCGGCCTACGACTCGGACGTGGGGGCGGTCTACGAAATTGAGACGTGGGGCAACGGGTCCATCACCCAGGCGGGCAAGTCGGTGCTGACCTTGCGGCTCCAGGTCGGCTCGACGGTGATGCAGTCGATCGGGTTCGGCGCGGGCTGCTTCGGCGGAAGCAACTCGTTCCGGTGGTGGGCGGTAAGCCGCCTGATCGTGGTGACGCTGGGCACGGCCGGGACGGTCCGCAGCTTCATCAAGGGCAACGTGTCGGAGTACAACGCGAACATCAGCGCGGGCAGCGGCAACTTCGGGGAGGCGTCCAGCACCGAATCGACCGGCACCTATGTCAAGGACTCGACGCGGGACGCCACCCTGGTCCTCCAGGCGTCGTGGGGGCAGTCGGGGCAGTCGATCACCTGCCAGACGGCGATCCCTAAGCGGGTCGCGTGACGGTCGCCGGGGTTACCCTGCTGGTGGCGTGCGTCGATACCGTGCTCGGCGCGCTGCTGCTGTGGCTGCTGATCGTCAAAGTCAACGGGAGGCTCACGATGCCGATAGGCGACAGGCGCCGCGAGCGCCTGGCCGACCGCGACGACCGCGACTGGCGGGCGCGGCGCGGCCACTACGCCGGGCTCGACCCCGACACCCCCGACCGGCCGCAGGTCAAGCCGGTCGGCCTGCCGCCCGTGGAGCGCCGGACGCACAACCTCGCGGACGACGGGATCAGGGAGCGCGAGGACTTCCTCGGCGGGCCGTGGCAGGCAGGCGACGACGATGGCGATTAAGCGGAAGTGGATGCCCTCGCCGTGCTACCACTCGCGCGGCGGGATCAGGCCGTACAAGATCATCCTGCACACCGCCGAGGGCGCGCAGACGATCGAGTCGCTGGGCAACTTCTTTGCGAACAGCGCCAACCAGGTCTCCAGCCAGACCGGCGCCGACGACAAGCCAGGCGTCATCGGGGAGTACGTCACCAGGGGCAACGCGGCCTGGACTCAGGCGGCGTACAACGAAGAATCCGTGAGCCTGGAGCTCTGCGGGTTCGCTAGCTGGTCGCGCTCGACGTGGCTCAACCAGCATGAGCAGATGATCCGCAACGCGGCGGCGTGGGTCGCGGAGGAAGCCGCCCACTACGGCATCCCGATCGTCGCGCTCAACAACTCCCAAGCGCAGGGCGGCGGGCGCGGCGTCGCCCAGCATGTCAACCTCGGGTCAGGCGGCGGCGGTCACGTTGACTGCGGCTCCGGGTTCCCGATGGACAAGCTCATCGAATGGGCCAAGGGCGGCGGCGGCACGGCCGACGCGGCGGTCAACGTAGCGGAGGAACCGATCATGCAACTCGTATTCGACGCGGGCAGTCCGGGGCACGCACCCGCCTGCTCCCTCTCGATCCCGAACGAGTATTCGCGGGGCAAGCACAAGCTCCGGTTCTCGGCCAAGGACCCGACCGCCCTGCGGGTCGATTCCGGCTCGGGCGTGGAGGACGTGACGCTGGGGTACCTGGCCGCGCAGAGCGTCAACATTGACGACGGCAAGCGGACGTTCGTGGTGAAGCGGGACAGCGGCGAGTCGCCGGTCTCGGTGTGCCTTTCGGAGCGCTAGGTGACGGCCAGGCGGGCGAGGCCACGCCGGTACCTGGTCCCGGGGCCGGGCGGGACGTGGCTGAACGCGGAAATGCTGGCGCGCGTGCCGCGCCGGAAGCGGTCACCGCGCGTAATTCGCACGCAGCCTAAGCGCCGGAAGTGACCCGCGTCACCATTGATGGTGAGTGCGAAATAGGACGCTGACCTGGCGGAATGCTCGGGAGTTCGGGCAAGGGTAAGGACGCCTGAACGGGGGTCGGAGCCGTCAGAATGGCTCCTGGCAACGCCGAACCGATGTCACGCTACGTAATGCCGAAGCAAAGCGGGGCGGCTAAACTGGGCGGCGCCATGCACACCGGAGAGGCAACAGGAGGACCAAGTGGCAACGATTGTCCAGACGATTGACGACCTGCACAACTCCGAGGACGGCGAGCAGGTCAAGGCCGACCGCACGCACCGGCTCAGACTGGACGGGCGCGACGTAGAGCTAGACCTGACCGCCGCGCACCACGACGAGCTGGCGAAGCTGCTGGAGCGGTACTTCAAGGCGGGCCACCGGCCGCAGGACGCGCCGCCGCCCAGAGAGGTTCCGAGCCACGCCAAGATGAGCCGGAACGAGACCCGCGACCTGCGGGCGTGGGCCGACGCGCAGACGCCGCCGCTGAGCTACGAGCCCCGAGGCAAAGGCAGCTACTACTACTCGATGGACCTGCGGCGGAAGTGGGCCGCGCACAAGGCCGAGGCCGGGCTGAGGTATGAGTAGCGGCGCGGTGGTGCCGCTGCCGCGCGTGGGCGAGATAGTGGCGCCCGACGTGGCGGGGCTCGCCGCCGAGTTTCCCGAATGGGAAGTCGGGGTGGCCTGGATCACCGCGAGCAGCGGCCCGGACCACCGGATTCTGTGGGCACGCCGCGACGGGCGCTGGCTGGTCGGGGAGAGCCGCGCCGGGATGGCGCTGGCCATCAAGGGAGCGCAACGTGGCTGAGCAGGGGCCGGGAATGATGTTCAAGATCAGCGCGCGGATCACCAGGGCCGGGGCCGCCGAGCCCGCGTGGGAGCACTCGATAGAGGCCAACTACGCGACCGGCGCCGATGTCGCCTTGGCTATCGCTGACATGGGCAACGCGGTGGCCGACGCGCTGAACGACGTTGGCCGCAGGCGCGGGCCGGTGAGCCACGGGGAGCTGAACGAGCCGCCGCCCGGCTGGGCCGGGACCGGCTACCAGGGCAAGCCGTGACCGGGCTGCCGCCCGAGCTTGCCCACATGCCGATCTGCCCGCACCGCGGACTGCCGATCCCGTACATCGCGGAGGTCGGGGACGACGGCGCGGGGCACTTTACGATCCTCGACCCGCGCCGCCAGCGGGAGTGCTACGAGCACCGGCTATGCGCGATGTGCGGGCTCCCGATGGGCGAGGAAGTGGCGCTGATCGGTGACGTGGTGAGCCTGGAGCCGGGCGGGTTTTACATCGAGCCGCCCGTGCATGAGGACTGCGGGAAGCTGGCCATCGGCGGGCTGTGCCCGTACATCAGCCGCGAGCGGGTGCCGCGCCGGGCGCATGAGGACGACGGGACGATCGCCGTGCTGGGCACCCTGGACGACCTGGCCACGGTCGGCCGGGGCGTCGCCAAGCGGCCGGTAGTGATGGCGGTAGTCCACCGCTACAAGATGGCGATGCACATGGGCGGCACGAACCCGATGCCGGTGTTTGTGACCTCCCGGCCGATCCGGGTCCACCGCTACGCCTGGGCCGACAACCGCGCCGTGCTGGTGGCGGTCACCGAGGCCGCGCCGCCACAACCGGCCGCGCCGGTCGCTGAGACCGCCGCACGGGCGTCCATAGGACCGGCAGGGGCCAGGCGGCAGCCGGTCCGCCAGACGCGCTCCCAGCGGCGGGGGCGGCATGGCCACTAGGGAGGGCAACGGCCAGCCGTTGTCACCCGTGCCGGTGACGGTGATCATCACCGTTGACCGCACCGGGCGCATCGACGTGATAGCGCGCGGGCCGATCAAGGGGAAGGGGGGACTGCTGGCGCTGCTCGACGGCGCCAGGCGCATCGCTGAACAGATGAAGGACTAGCAACCGAGCACAGGAGGACCACATGCAAGCACGAACGAGGACCGGCGCCCTGCTACTGGCGGGCGCGCTCGCCGCGACCGGCTGCACGGCGGCGGCGCCTGCCGTGGCCGCGCAGCACCGAACGGTGACCTGCGGCTACTGGGTCGATGGGAACAACTTTCCGAACGACGGCGCGCTGTCCGCCAGGCCGGGCCACACCCCGGCGAACAACGAGCTAGCGCACGTCGAAGGGACCGGCGCCTGGCAAGTGTGCTACGACACCGGCAACCTGACGTTCTACCTGAAAGCCGACATCGGCGCGTGCCTGGGGATCAACAGCGGGCAGGCGGCCTGGCAGAACTGCGACACCGTGCAGAGCCAGGAATGGACGCTGGGCAGCAAGGACCCGCTGACCGGGAAGCGGCGGGTCCACAACCGCGCCGCTGGCGGGGTGCTGTGCGCCGAAGGGCCGCCGCCGTCGAACATTTTGTCGAACGCGGCCTCCATTGGCTGCTCCAACAACCACATGATGTGGGGCTGGGCGTCCCAGCCGCAGGTGCGCGGCTAGCCGGATGAGCCGGGTGGCCGGTGCTTGCGAGAATCCAGGCGGACACGCGAGCACCGGCCGCCCTCCCGACCCCGGTCCCGGCTGGCTTGGCTCAGGACTGGTCCTCCTGGGGGTCGGGCCGACCGGGGCCGGGCTTGCACTTCCCGGCCGGGGTGCTGGCCGCAAGGCACTGGGGAGCCCCGGCCGGGACGACACGAGGGAAGGAAGTTCCGATGGCTGAGCCTGCAACCGAGTACGCCTGCACGATCGTGGTCACCGTCCTCGCCGGGGATGTCGCTGAGGCTCGGGCGAAGCTGGACCGGCAGGTGCCGGTGAGCTACCGCGTGGTGTCGATCGAGCCCGCCGATTAGGGGGTTGCAATCCGGGCGGCTCGCTCGACCACAGAGGGGACTGTGACCGTGCCCGGATTAAGTGTCACGACCCCTTGGGGTCGGAATAATTAACCCCGGCACGGTTGTTATGCTGGCAGGGCCAGGCAACCCGCCCGGCCGCACCACCACCAGGAGGACCACATGAACGAGCCAACGTGGCGCACCGCCATAGTTGACGAGACCGAGGGCTTCGACGGGCCGCAGTACACCGGCACCGAGGCCGACGCCACGGCGCAGGCCGACCGCGACGGGTTTACGGTGCTGGGCACCTTGGCCGACCCGCCCCGGCTGATACTGGGCCGCCGCCCCGAGGGCCGCTACACGCACCTGGTACGCCGGGAGTCCGGCTACGTTGCCGGGTGGTTCCGCGGCGAGCCGCCCGCCGAGTTTGTGGCCGAGTGCAACGCGAACGTGCCGCACGACCCCGCGCACGTCGAGGCGCTGGACTGGGCGGCCTGGGACCGCTGGTGCGAGCAGCTAGAGCCGCACGGCGCCGAGCACGCCTGCCCGCAGGGGCCGCTGTGTGAGCAGATGACCCGCTACCTGGACCTGATGGGCGGCTACGCCGAGGACCCGATGAGCGCGGCGTACGGGCACTACCCGGAGCCCGCCGACGACGAGACCGACTGCCCGCACTGGACCTGCCGGGGCATTGTGTACCAGCCGTGCGAGCAGTGCCAGCGCGACGCGATGGCCGACTACTACCGCGACCAGGAGGCCGGGCGATGACGTGGGAGGACGCCGCGACCGGGCTCCGGGTGGAGTTTGTGGTGCTGAGCCACGTTGACCCCGTGAACCGGGGCGAGCACAACCGGGTGCCCAAGCCGATCGACGGGCCGCAGTTTTGCGTGACGGCGCCGATGGGCGGCGGCGGCCGGTGCGCGGTGGGCGCCGCCCGCACTGCTGAGCAGCTTGCCGCGCTCGGGGTGTCCGCCGAGACCATAGCCGCGATCGAGGCGGTGGCCAGGCCCGACGCCTACCGGGAGCAGGTGACCCCGTGACCGGCGTAGTGGCGCTGATCTGCCGGGTGAGCCCGCGCCCTGACGGCAAGGTGGAGGGCGTTGACGATCAGGAGAAGTGGGGCCGCGCCTACGCCGCGACGCGCTGGCCTGGGAGCCCCGTGGAAGTGTTTGCCGACCGGGCGGTGTCCGCCACCAACGGTGACTACCGCGAGGGCCTGGAGCGGTTCCTCAAGGCGCTGGCCGACGACCGGGTGGCGCACGCCTGGGCGGTCGAGCAGTCCAGGGTGAGCCGCGAGACCGATGGCCGCTACCCGTGGTTCGCCGTGGCCGCGCAGATGGACGCGGCCGGGGTCGGGGAACTGCACACCGACCGCGACGGGATCGTGCGGGTGGGCGATGCCGTGGCCGGGATCAAAGCCGTGCTGGCAGCCGAGGAGGTCCGAAGGATGAGGCGCCGGGTGAAGGACAAGAAGGACGAGCTACGCGCGGAGGGCAACCTGCGGCGGGTGCTCGGGGGCGTGCCGACGCTGGGCTACACCTACCGCGACGGCGACCCGGACTGGAGCCCCGAGCCGGGCGCGGCGCGGCTCCTGCGGGACGTGGCCGCGCAGGTGCTGGCCGACCCCGAGCACCGGGTTAGGACCGCCTACGAGGCCGCGATGAAGCTGGCACGGCACCGGAAGGTCCGCGACGCGGCGGGCCGGGTGCCGACCGAGAACATGGTCCGCGACGCGCTCCAGCGGCCAGCGACGGCCGGGCTGATCACCGAGGCCGCCGCCCGCGAGGGCGAGTACGGCAAGGTGGTCGGCCGGGCCGCGACGATCACCGACCCGCCGCTGCCCGAGCAGACCTGGCGCGACCTGCGGGCGGTGTTCGGCGGCCGGAAGCTGGGGCGCCGGGTAAGCAACGGCGACTACTGGGCCGGGCCGCTGCTCCGGTGCGGGAAGTGCGGCAACCCGATGTCCGGCGAACAGCAGAAGCCGCGCCGGGGCAAGACCGGAACGCCGGTCCCGTACTACCGCTGCATGAACCCGCACCCGAGCATGGGCATCACCCGGCCGTGCCGGGGCTGCTCGATACGGGCCGCCGACGTAAACCAGATGATCCAAAGGGCGGTCGAGCGGTGGGCCGCGACCAGCCCCGCGTTTGCCGCCGCGAGCGCGGTCCGGGCGGGCCAGGCCACCGAGCGGGACCGGCTGGCCGCGGAGCTTGCCGACGAGCGGCGGCGCTGGACCCGGCTGGCGGTGCGGGCCGCGCGGGGTGAGTTTGACGACGACCTGTGGGCCGAGGCCGAGCAGGAGCATGACGCCACGGTGGCCAGGATCGGGCGCGAGCTTGCCGCGATCACCGAGAACCTGGCCGCGCCGCCGATGCCCAGTGAGGTCCGGTGGGACAAGCTGACCGGCGACGAGCGCCGGGCGCTGGCCGCCCGCGCGCTGGTGATGCCGGTCAAGGTTGCGCCTGGGAACGGCGGCGGCGCTGCCCTGACCGCCACCGAGCGGATCGCACTGCGGGTACGCAAGTGACCTCCGGGTAAACGAGAGTGCCCGGTTGAGTAACGCTCGTGCCTCGGTATAGCGTTCTTTTGATCATGGGCCGGTCAAGATCACACACACATCCCGCGATTGCGGAGGGGACGATGGTG